ATGAACTGGTTTATGGGATAAATGGCTACTTTTTATAAAAATGCTAAATTAAGGCACTTGGCTACTTCTGCTACTATGTTGTATACAGCCGAAAGTGCTAGTACAGGAGATCCTACTACCGCTATTTTTAAGTCTATTTTAGTATCAAACGATGATGGTTCTACTGCAACAACAGTAACACTAACACTAACAGACTCGTCATCTACTGTATTTGTGTTATATAATGAAAAAGCAGTAGCTACTGATACAACGGTGGAATTGCTGACACAGCCCTTGGTAGTGGAGGAATCTGAAATATTAAAAGTCACTGCTGCTAACGCAAGTATATTAGATGTAGTAGCAAGTTATGTAGAGGTTACAAGATAATGGCAATAGGGCAATCAAACATGTTTTCCGCTCCCGGTGATACTCAATTAGGGGGCAATGAACAACTTGCAGGTGCTTCTCAACCTAAAGCACCCTCGATGGGGATATTTGATACCACAGCACCTGTAGGTCAAACGATGAACCAGATGCAGCAATCTCAATTATCACCGGGATTATTTGGTGGTTTTTCTGACCCTAATAGATCAAGAGATTTATCTTCTGTTTCTGACCCATCAAGCATGTTTTTTGACCCAAGAAGATCAACACCTCCAATGATGCCCCCGAGTGGTATACGTAATCCTTTTACTGGACAAATAATAGGTCAACCTCCAATGATGCCCCCGAGTGGTATAGGAGGCTTGCGTCCCCCTCCTTTTGGTGGATTTAGACCGCCTAGCCCAATTATGAACCCAACACCTCCAATAATGCCTCCGGGCGGTATAGGAGGGTTCCCACCTAGTTTTAGACCTCCGGGTATGCCACCAGGTATGCCACCGAGTATGGGAAGACCTCCAATTATGCCACCAGGTATAGGAAGACCTCCGGGTATGCCACCAGGTATAGGAAGACCTCCGGGTATGCCACCAGGTATAGGAAGACCTCCGGGTATGCCACCAGGTGGTATAGGAGGGTTCCCACCTAGTTTTAGACCTCCAATTTTTGGCAGACCTCCAATGATGCCACCAAATATAGGTAGAGGACTAGGTTTGGGTTCACCAATAATGGCGATGGACTCAGAAACTCCAATGTTAGGCGGTACTCCAATGCCACCAATAACGGATGAGGTAGGCTAATGCAAACACAACAAATTAAAGATGTAGCAGGTGGATTAGCTAGTTTTGGTCGTTATGGCGACACGTACATGGTACACGCTGCGGAAGGCGAGACAGTCGTTCCAGCGGAAATATTAGACTCTAACCCTGAACTCAAGCAACAACTGTTCCGCCAGATGCAGATGATGGGTATCAAAGACCCGAATCGTTATGTGGTAGGTAACACGTTAAATAGTATTAACCCGATAACAGGGCAACCTGAGTTTTTCTTTAAGAAACTCCTTAAATTTGCTAAAAAAGCGGCACCCGTAATAATAGGTGCATATAATCCTGCATTGGGAGCAGCGACTGGTGCAGCATTAGGAGCGACTGGTGGTGGCGGTATAAAAGGTGCCTTGGGCGGTGCAGCGTCAGGATATTTTGGTGGTCACGCATTAAAAGGCGGGATAGGTTCTTTCACGGGTATGCCACAAGGTGCTACTTTTGGAAGTAAACTTATGGCTGGTCTTAAAGGTGGACTAGGTGGTTTAAGAACTGGTACTGGTAATCTATTTTCTACTTTAGGAATGCCAAATTTAGGCCGTAGTATTCGAGGCATAGGAGTTCCAACTGGACGAGGAACTATGGTTGGAACAGCAGGTGCTCAATCCAGATCAGCGGCTGCTATGCAAAATCTAATTAATCAATCACAGCCTATGGCTCAACAAGGTGGCGGCGGCTTTTTCAGTAACCTTTTTGGCGGTGGTGGTCAACAAGGCACATCTAGTCAACCAGGTGGTTTTGGATCTTTTCTAGGTGGTAATTTAGGTAAAATACTAGGCGGTGCTGCATCAGCAGCGATACCTTCTTATCTAGGGTACAAATACGCTAAAAAATTCCAAGAAGAACAGGAAGACCCAGAAACCATACGTAAGAGAAAACGAGCGGTAGACCCTGAAGGAGAATCTGGAGGAGAATTTTTTAGGATGTCTATGTCTGAAAGACGTTCTCCAGAAGGTCAAGCTGCTAGAAGAGAAGCGGGTATTACCCAAACGCTCACTCCACAAGAACTAATGCGTAACATGAACCTGACTGAAGGTGAGGCCATGCAATATCTACAAAACATGTACCCCGGACAACAGGTATATGCCGCAGGAGGTGGAGAGATAGTAGGTCCAGGCACAGGAACTTCTGATAGTATTCCTGCACGATTATCCGATGGGGAATACGTTATGACTGCAAGTGCTGTCCGTGGGGCAGGAAACGGAAACCGTGATTTAGGAGCAGCAAGAATGTACGATTTAATGTCCAGATTTGAGGGAATGGCATAATGTCAGTTCAATTTTCACAAAATAGACAAGCTCCGTTTATAGAGAACTATATACGGAGATTAATGGAACAATCCTTTGCGCGAGGTGAAACACCGACCACGTTACCTGATCAAAAAATAGCTGATTTAACGGATATACAGAAATCAGCGATTGCCGATGCAGAAGGGATAGGGTCGTTTCTACCGTACTTTGGTGAAGCAGGAGACATGATACGAGAGTCAGGTACTCCCATGACAGCGGAAAGCCTACAACCGTTCATGGACCCTTACCAACAACAGGTAACGCAAGCTGCTCTGGCTGAGATGGATAAACAGGGAGCCTTGGCGAGAAACCAGTTAGCGGCTCGGCAAGTAGGCCAAGGGGCATTTGGTGGCACTCGAGGGGCGTTACAGGAATCTGAATTAGCCCGTAACCTTCAGGACATCAAGTCACAGCGTATATTCCAAGACCAGTCGAGGAATTACGGACAGGCTGTTAAAGCATTTCAAGATCAACAGGCCAGACAACAAGGCGCAGGTAGTTTAATGGCTAATCTGGGTCAGATAGGACAAGGCACGTTGATGGGTATTGGAGCCTTGGGTCAAAATCAACAGCAAGCGCAATTAGACGCTAATTTCCAGAACCGTATGGCACAGATTTACGATCCGTATCGTAGGCTAGGGTTCATGAGGGACACAGTATATGGTGCGCCTAGCATGGGTGGCACGATGACCACTGGAATTACTCCAAGTGCTAGTCCGATGTCACAGGGGCTAGGGTTAGGTATTGCAGGATTAGGTGCCTTCAGAGGCATGACAGCAGCATAGGAGTTAATAGATATGGCAGCAAGAGGTAGAAATAATCCAAGACAAATGAACAGAATGTTGTTGCCTGGTCAATTATCCGCAGCTGAACAATTAATGATGAGGTCGGATGGCTTTGGAAGGAATCGTAAGGATTTAGATGCAATAGCAAGACAAAGAATTGATCAATTACCGCCTTTAACTAGCGAAGAATTAATGGCAGCAGCGACAACTCCTAAAACTATACGGGCTAGTAGAAGAACGGCTAAACCTAATCAAATGGTAGATCCTCGTACAACAGGGTTATCAGAAGACATAAAGAAACGAAATCAATTAGGAGGTTCTGCATTAAATGTAGAGCAAATGAGAGCTTTATTACCTGAAGACGCAAGAAAACGTGTTCGTGCCGAACTTAATCCAGAAGAAGTTCGAGAAGCAGTAAAACAAACTGCGTTAGAGCGAATTACTGAAAAACCAAGTGAAGAAACTGTGGCAAGTGAAGTAAACGAACCCATTGATAAAGGCGGCGAACAAGCGGAATTTTTACAAAACATAGCTAATGTTGGTAAAAAAGAACAAAACCCTGAACAAACAGCTGCTAGTTTTATGGAAGAGTTTGAAAAAACAATGCCAGAATATGAAGGTAAAACTGGATTTGAGAAAGGCATGGACCTGATGAAGTTTGGTATGGCAATAGCGGCTGGTGAAAGTCCCAATGCGATAGCTAATATATCTAAAGGTTTTTTGGCAATGGGGGATACGTTTACAGAAGATGCTAAAGAGCGAAGGGCGTACAACCGCCAAATTGGATTAGCAAAAGCTCAATATGGTCTTGAAAGATTAAATAAATTAAGAGATCAAAGAGATTTAGACAAAAGAAATATTACTCCTTACCGAAGTAAAAAAGAAATTACGTTGGCTGACGGTACAAAAATACCAGCTGGTGAAGTATTTAACTTAAACATGGATTATATTCAAAAAAATGGTATTCCAAAAGGTGCGGTTCAGTACGAATATGATTTGAAAGAGCGAGAATTGTTAGAAGCTAAAGAAGCTGCCGTGAACGAGTTACTTAAGGACGCTAAAGAAGCAAATATAATGGCAGACGCTCAAATAACTTCACGCAGAGATGATTTTCAAAAATCAATTAAAGATGTTAGTAGTAACACTAAAATTGTTGAAGGAGTAGATGAGTTAAGAAATGAGTTACTTGAAGGAAACATTGGTTTTGGTGCAAAAGGCATAGGGCAAGCAACAAAAGAATCAATACAGAAATTTTTTGGTACGATTCCACGCAAAGGATTAACACGTGATGAGTGGATGGCAAGAACTAAACTTTTAATACAAAAAGCAATTCCTGTTACTTTGGGGGAAGCTCAATCTGCAAATTCTATTTCTAATAAAGATGTGGATAGGTTAATAAAAGCCTATTTTGATGGAATAGGTGAAGATGTTGGTAAATTTGGTTTTGAAACTGCTTTTCAATCGCCAGGAACTTTTTTTAAAGTATTGACTGATTTACGAGGTATGGCAACTACAAATCGTAAAAATGCTTTAGGTATGATGAGTTCTATTGAAACTGAATTATCAGATAGAACTACCCCTTCAGGTAGGAAAGCATCTGTGATAATCGAACCTTTTAGAGGGTCAGCAGGGATGGCTAAAGATAAAGAAGGAATTTGGAATGTAGTTGGCGAACAACTAGAACAAGAAAAAGAAAGACAAGCACAATTTGAAGAAAATTTACAGAATTTACCTGAGCCAAATTCAAATATTAATACACAATCAGACGGTGGCGGTTATTTACGTAGGCTTTTCCGAGATGAGGGTTAGTTATGGCGGTTATTAAAGTAAGAACTCCTCAGGGAATAGAACAAGTAAGAATAGCGGGTGATGAACCTACTAGTAATGAAATAGAAGCGATTAAAAATACTTTTTTTAAAAATACAACTAGTTCGTTAGATAAAGACCCATACGAAGGTTTAAGTTTTAGCGAAGCACAAAGAAAATATAAAACAGGTACAGTTACTCGTTCAGAAGAGGAACAAAAAGAGCTATTGCCCGAAATAAAAGACAAATCATTTCGTTTTAATTTAGGCCGAAAAGATACGGATAAAGAAAAACTAGGGTACATACAAACAGTAATGGGGTCTAACGAAGCCGTTGTGCAAGATGCAGATGGCTCGTTTTTAGTTAATCAAGAATTATTATCTCCTGAAGTACGGGAAGAATTTGGTTTAGGAGATAAAGGTTATGTATACGCTAATAAACCGGGATTTACTTGGTCTGATTTAGTTCAATTTTCTGGTGAAGCTGGACCAGAAATACTTGCTGGTTTAGCAGCTAGTGTCGCAGTTGCAGGAACGGGAGGTGGTATTATTCCATTTCTGGCAGCAGCTGCTAAAGTAGGGGCTGCTTCCGCAGCTGGTAGGGCAGCTGACGAAGCAGTAGAATATTTAGAAGGCTATAACAAGCAATCATTTGGTGATGTGGCTAGTCAAATAGCTATATCAGGTGCTTTGGGCGCTGGTGGTGAGGGAGGAGGCCGAGCAGTCACCGCATTAGGAGGCCGTTTATTTAAAGGAAAAGGTCCAAAAATTTCTCAAGAAAGAGTGGAAGAATTAGAACGAGCAGGATTACCTAATACGTTATTAAATCCTGCGGCTACAAAAGCAGCGCAAGAAGAAGCTCGTCAACAGATGAATCAACTCATAAAAGAAGGCGGAGTCCCTTCAATAGAAGCGGCAGCAGATAAGACGTTGGTAGGGGCAATACAAGAAATTAACGAATTAATTTTGCCCAATCGTGGGGTAGCTAGAAGAAATAAAAGTTTTGTAAATAAAACGCTTAAAGGATTAGAAGAAGGAAGAATATCAAGCGATGCTGCTCGTCAACGGCTCACGGAACATGCAGAAGTAATTTCTCAACAAATAAATAAACAATTTATTGACCCAAAAGATGCAGTAAAAAATTCAAGAGAAAAAATACTTCCTATTTTAGAAAAACAAATGAAAGTTTTAGGTGACAGATACTCTCCTGTTACTGGTTTACCAACAGACTTTGACGAAGCTGCAAAACTATCCGCCCAATTATATACGCAATCTACAAGAAGATTGTATTCTCAAGCTGACGATATATTGAAAGACAAAGTATATATTGATGCTGATCCCATTTTACAACAACTTAGAGCAGTTCAAGAAAATAAATTTTTTGAAGGAGAGGGTGCATTATTTAATAAAATTAAAGCCGTAGCACAAAGCGACAAAGGTAAAAACGCATCGGGTTTAGACGATGGATTATCTAAAGCTCCAAGAGGTAAATTTACGTTAGAAGAAACGCAACAGATGAAAGAAGCGTTACGTATAGCAAGAGGTGATTCAGATTTAATAGCTACTGGCGAACAAAGAATAGTTGACGATGTTTTAAGGTCTATTGAGGACGCAAAAAAAGCAAAACATCAACAATTAGCTACTACAATAGATGCAATGCAAGACCCAGTAGTTAGAAAATCTTTAACTGACGGTTTAAATATACTTAGAGAAGCTAATAAGTTTTGGGCCGATGGGCAAGATGTATTTAATCGAGCAGGTGTAAACGCAATTATAAAAGATGCAAAAGCAGGAAAGTTTGTTTCTAATCAAAAAATACTTGATCAAATGGACACGTTTGATCCTCGCGTATTAAAACAATATTTAGATGCCGTTACTCCTCCAGTTACGGTACAACAACTTGCTTTAACACCAACAAAAGTAGACGCACTTGAACAAGTGCAAAATATTTTATCAAGAGGAGATATTGAGGCAGAAGCTATAAATGAGATAAATGGACTTTTGCAAGCAAACGGGTTAGCTAAAATAGGTAAAGATGGAAAAGGGTTTATTGTCCGTGAAATACCTGAATGGATGAAAGATTCAGTACAAGTTGATTTTAAAAAAGCGTATTTAGACGATTACGCACAGGAAATTGAAAATTTTACTAATTTAGCTAGAGCAGGTGTTTCGCCAGAAAGATTAAGGACTAATATAAGAGAATCTTTAGCCAAAAAATGGGTCAATAACACGATTGAAGGAACTCGAACAGCATCTAACGAAGTCAACCCAAAAGGATTCGCTTCTGCATATTTTAGATTAGGTGATGGTGTGCGAAGAGAGTTATTTGGTGCGGATAATGTAAAAGAAATGGATAACATTATCAAAGATTTTCACATGGTAGACACTAAACAAGCAGATGAGTTAATTGAAAAATTACCTAGTACATTTAACAAAGACATTAAGACTGAGTTAGGTGATTTAAAAAAACAAATTGAAAGGTCTAATGAAATAGATGCTAATGCGTTAACTCAAGCCATAAGGAAAGGAGAAATAGAAGACCCCAAACAAATTGCTACTTCTTTGCTAAAAAACCCTAATGCTTACGACAATTTAGTAAATGTAGTAGGTGAAGAGGCCATAGAGGGTGCTGGTGGCATAAAAGACATGGTAATGTTTAATTTATTAGAGGAACCTTTTGGAAATTTAAGTAAAGGGGCAGGCGCGGCTGAAGATTTTGTGCAAACTGGTCAATGGGGTAAAAAATTTAAAGAGTCTTTAACGTATCAAAATAGAAATGGTGCGCTAGAGAAAATATTAGGTAAAGACAAAGTACAAAGTCTTAATAAATTAGCTGATGATGCAATTAAAATATCAGACGCAGAAATGGCTGGTACGTCAATAGCTGGCCCGAGTCGGAAGATAGCAATAGCAGCTGCTATTTTTGGTTCAATTTTAAATCCCACTATTGCACTTGGAGCAGCTGCTTCACTTATTCCAGTATATTTTAGCTCAAGATTACTAAGAACTAAGTTTTTTTTAGATTACCTTACAAAACCTCGTTTAAGAGCGAGTGAATATGCAGCAATGAAAAAAGCAGGAGCCGACCTTACAGAAGAAGAACTAGGAATAAATAAGTTACTTCCCATTGCTAACTCTCAACTAGGTATATTGACCGCAAGTGGAATGTTTGGGGAGCCTATTTCAGAAGAAATTCCTCGGATTGAAAAAGCTGCTGAAGACTTTGCAGAACAAGCAGGAGATCAATTACTTGACGAAGAAGCAACCAACGTGCAGTCTCCTTCAACTTTGACACTGCCAAACACTAATCCACAAGCGTCCTTGCTTCAAGGACCACGAACCACGGCTCCTGGTATGACAGCATCAGAAGTTTTGCGAAACCAAGAATTTGCAAAAATGGTATAATTAATGCGTTTATCAAAGCATTTTACGCTACAGGAGCTTATAAAATCCTCTACCGCAGAGCGTAGAGGCATCAAAAACGTCCCTGAAAGGGCGGAAATAGAATCTTTGCGTCTTGTATGCGACAATATACTAGAGCCTGTTAGACAGCACTTTGAAGTGCCTATGGCACCCTCGAGTGGATATCGTTGTTTAGAGTTGAACCGAGCAATAGGATCCGGGGACACTTCTCAACACGTAAAAGGACAGGCAGTAGATTTTGAGATACCGGGATTAGCAAATCAGGTTCTCGCAAACTGGATAATGGAGAATGTAGACTACGATCAATTAATACTGGAATTCTATAGACAAGAAGATCCTAACTCTGGCTGGGTGCATTGTAGTTATGTCAACAAAGAAGAAAACCGTAAAAAGTCCCTCCGTTTTGACGGAAAAAACTGGGAGAAGCTCAAAATCGCTTGAGCACGATAGTGCGTATGAGCAATTTGACCTCGACCATGATGGGATAGTGTCTGACGAAGAGATTCAGCACAGCGAAAAGCTGGTACAACTGGATAAATTGCAGACTCAAAAAAGAATGTCATGGTTGGCATTGATTAGCATGATTGCTTTAACGGTTGTTTTGTTGTCTCCCGTTATATCTGAAAAAAGACTCACCCTACTCGATGAATTGATTTCCATGTATTACATTGCCATGGCTGGCGTTGTGTGTGGCTACTTTGGTGTATCAGCATGGATGTCAAAAAAATAGATAAATATCGCCAAGAACTCAAAAGTTTCTGTGTAACAACAGGTTTTCTGGTTGTTATTATGGTTGCATTGATGTGTTTAGTGGGCTATCTCACGGGTCTATTGGTATGGTGGGGGATTCACGGTGCCTGATCCATTAACGATCACCGCTGCTATTACTTTGGCTGGTAAATGTATAAATGGTGTAACCAAAGCTGTTAATTCTGGCCGTGAACTAGAAGATGCCATGGGGCATATATCACGTTGGTTTGAATGTGTATCTGATGTTAATGCTGCTGAAAACAGAGCTAAGAATCCTAGTATATTTCAAAAAGTAACCGCTGCTAAATCTGTGGAAAAAGAAGCTTTCGATGCCTTAATAGCAAAGCGCAAAATGGCAGAACAAAGGAAAACGCTTTATGAATTAATTACTTACAGTTGGGGTAAAGAAGCGTGGACTGAGCTAGTGCAGATGGAGCGTGATATTCGTGCTGAACGTAAGAAACAAATACATGCTCGACAAGAACTGAAACAAAAAATTGCTGACGTTATATTTCTTGTTATAGGAGGCGCAGTAATAATTGGCATGATTATGGGATTTTTATGGATTTTATCACTAGGCGGTAGCTAGTGCTTTTAGTGTTTATGCTAACTACATTTCTTGATGGTGCTCCACAACCAGACAAATTCTATTGGGAGTCTATAGATAGGTGCCAATACTTTGCTCGGTCATTGCGAAGACAAAACTATTGGCACTCGCAAAAATATAATCAACCAGAGGTAGGCGCAACGTGTACGCCTGTTATGGTAAACCCAGACCGTGTAAAAGTTTGGAGATAAAAACTAATAAATTCGAGTAGTCTTACGCCTGTTTCCCATTACTTTTCCACACCCCGTAGCAATAAAACCACCTTTATTTAAAGTTTTAACATTAGTAGGTTTGCCACCAGGGTTACCCGCTGCACGTTTCCTTTTAACAGCACTTGTTCTTTGTGCTTCAGACATCTGGTTTGCTTTTGCTCTAGGAACGCACTTGGGATAGGCTCTCTTGCTACTTTTTGCAGACTTGCGACCGCATGGTTGAAATTTGCCTTTCTTTTTAGGAGCACCAATATCAACCCAATCTCCTTTCGAACCTTTACCAAACCAAGCTGTCAACCCACCCTTGGGTTTCGCACTAGCCATTATGCGTACTTACCGCCTCGAGCTTTGTAGGTTCTAACCAACCATCCGTTTGCATATGCGCTAGGGTACACCTTAAACTTTTTTTTGGTTTCAGCTAACACTCTTGCATATAACTTAGGATCAGCAGGTTTAGCCCCTTTTTTTCTAGCTGGTTTTTTAGCTGGTTTTCTTTTAGCAACCATGTTTAACCCTTCAACTTCTTTCTACGTTTCGCGGAAGTTTTAGCTAATTTGCTCTTAGCCTTCTTCACACCAGTTTTTTTAACGCCACCACGTTTCATACCCGTCTTCTTAACGGTCATTCCACCGCCTCTCATTCGCTTTCTAATCCCTGGCATTGATTATTCTCCTATATAACTCGTTACGTCTTTTAAGAATTTTTTGAACTTCATAGTTCCCATGCTCTCGACTATAATACCCTTTGCTCATCAGTTTTTCCGATGCTTTGCAAAGCAAACTTAATCTTTGTACGAAAATCATGCCATAAAGATACTCAACAGTCGAATCAAAATTACTTACTTCGAGTAGCTCATTAGTTTCGTCTTCTGGGTGAAATCCCATGACATATAAATCACGGTCCCCGAAACAGTTTTCTGATATCGCTTCGTTTAATCCTGTCAAATAATCATGGTATCTTTCTTGGTCATCGTCATAATCAAAGTCTGCAATTATAACCAACTCAAAATTATCTTCATAATTAGATAACACTTTGTATATAGGCAAGTGGCTAGTAGTGTGTTTAAATTGAATGTCCACTTTTTTATCCGCCCATGCTTTGGCAGCAAACGGGCATGGAGGAAATCCATTATATTTTTCGCTAGGATTTTCTAAAGCATATGAAGACCATTCTCGTATTTCTTCACAAACTTTAACTTCCAAAATAGTGTTTGTTACCACTTTACTTTATGCGACCAATATCTTGCACTTAATTTACTAGGAGTTGCATCTTGGGCGTTGTGTCTAGCGTAATAAGATTTTTTCCTTGCTTTATCTTTTGGTGTTTTAGGGCTTTTACCAGCTCCCTTAACTCCTTGTTGACCAAACCGTATGGTTTTAATTTGATCGCCTACTTTAGCTACAACAACATGTGATTTTGTGCGGTGCCCAGGAGTACGTCTGGGTTTGTTATATCCACTAACCCCAACTCTAGCTAACCTTGGATCTTTTTTCTTTGTTGTCATTTTATGTGTTCCTGTTTCATGTAGTTTTTGGTTCGATTAAATCAAAATACACTTTTAAAATAATTGCTCCTACAGCGCACATAAGTATAGCAATAACCCCAAACGATAAATAAAAAACTATAAAAATATTAAGTGCAACATTCTCTAAGAAATTTTTCATTTTGCATTCCCCCAATTTTCTCCCACCCCAACATCAATCTTAGATGGGATTAACATTTTACTAACGCATTTTTCCATCGTTTCTTTAATTTTAGGTATGTCTTCCTTGTTAATAGAAAAACACAATTCATCATGTACCGTCAACATTGGCGTAAAACCCTCTACATAACAGTCTAATAACGCCTTTTTAGTTTGATCCGCACTCGAAGCCTGTATTAATCGGTTCAATGCCTTGTAAGTATTGGCTACTCGATAAAACTTAGGATTGCGGTACTCCCAATCCTTTTCCCTTTTTTCTACAGGTAACTCTAAAATAGCGTCCCACTCACGCTCTAACCTATCTACATGTAAGAACTCTGAAGATTTACTGCCGTAAACACCCTTCTCTCGCATCGGAAAACGACATTTCCTCCCCAATAACGTCCTAACCTCCTTACGCATCTCAGCTGCTTTCGATACAGCACTTGCTACTTGTCGAATAAAAGGAACTTTTTCATCGTACTCATTACGTATTTCTTTAGTTTCTTCCATGGACAAATTACCTAATACATCTGATAACTTGCCTAAACCCATACCATACATAATTCCTAGATTAATCGTTTTAGCTACTGTTCGCTCAACATTAGCCAAATCAGCAACCATTTGATGAAAATCAAAATCCTCTTGATGATATTGTTTGATAATTTCTTGTACCCGATAGTCCTCGCTTGTACTAGGTAATAACCCCACATAGTGCATCAACCACCGTGGTTCTTGGGCGGAGTAATCAAAACTACCCCACAACTTACCCTCTTCAGGTAAAAACAAACCTCGAATCATTTCTTTTATCACAGGGTGGCGAGCAGGTACTTGCTGTAAATTGGGGTGACTAGAAGAAAATCGTCCTGTAACAGTCCCTCCAAGCTCAGAACGTAGCTGATTAAACTCACAATGAATACGACCATTATGCTGATGGCTAAGAATAGTATCCACAAAAGTTGTGTTCGCTTTGTTAAATTCTCTGATTTCCAAGATTTTACCCGCAATCGGATGTTCGTGATTGCTGAGGAAATGTTTTGTAAAGCTAGGTGCATTCGATTTTTTAGTGCGTTCATAAGTTAACCCCAATGTGTCAAAAGCCTTTGCAAGGCTAGTTGCGTTCCACGGTTCAATATAAAAACCTACTTCTTTTTTTACTTCCTGTAATAACTTCTTTTCTTTACCTTCCAAAAACTTCTTAGTTTTATCCGCTTTTTCTAAATCCACTCGAATGCCTGTTTTTCGCATCTCGAATATAATAGGGACTAACGATTGTTCTAATTTTAAAATCTCTTCACAACCGTCTTCTATTAAATTTTTATAGAGCACTGACCATAAATCATATGTCAGTCTAGCGTCTGTCTCTGCATAGTTAGCTACTCTAGCAGCGGGTAGCCTCCACATATCCTTTTTCGCATCTACTCCATGTTGCCCCGCAGTATCTTTTAGTTCTTTATCGGCTTTTCGTTGTCCAAGGTACGTGCTCCCTAATGCGTCTAAAGAATAGCTAAAACGGTTCTCGTCTAGTAACGCAGCAGCAATCATGGTATCCATTATCGTGCCTTTGACCTCGATACCCTCTGCATGTAGCCATCCTAAATCGTATTGAGCGTTATGAAATACGATGTCCATTCCGTAGCTCAACTGGTCTTTTAGCCATTTGACCACCGTATTAGGGCTTAGATTGCCTCGGCCTTCATGTCGTATGGGGAAATACCACTGGCTATCTTTCGATGCAACAGCGATACCGATTAAGTGCCCATCGTCCCTGACCCACCCTGGCCCCTTACTTATTAGATTAGGATCTTTAGTTTCTACGTCAATCGCTAATAGTTTTTCTTTAGATAAATCAGGAAATGATTCTGGGGGAGTCCAGATATTCTCATCAAAAATAAGTTCTTCTTGCATTATATTTGGTAATACCTGTTAGTTTGTGGCTCTATGAAATGTAATGTGTTTTTTGTACGAGTAACTGCAACATAATAAATACGATGTTCAGTATCTGGATTAGAAAGATAACTTTGATAAGCTGCGGGGGATAAATCTGGTATGACAACAATGTTTTCACTCTCTCCACCTTTCATTCCGTGAATCGTGCTTAACTTTATGCGTGGTGATTCTAAGTTTTCTCCACGTTTTAAAGCACTTAGGATATACACTTGAGTATCAGTGTCAAGTTTGTCTAATGCAAAGTTCCAATCTTTTTCTCGATCTACCATCAATCCCATCGCATCTACAGCGTCTTGGTAACTTACCTCCGTTTCACTGTCCAAAGACATCATCATTTTTGAACGTGGCCCAAACCCCCTTTTCACGCTTACGCCACTACTCATAAAAGAATAAATATTCCGAAGTTGCTGAATCGTAATGACATTTCCTTTAATCAGCCTTTGCCAATCAGTCACAGCGTTATATGTCTTGGTCGGAATAGACATCTTTCCGTTTCGAGAGAACACAATGCCATCATCTCGCAACATATTTGCGTAACCGCTTAAAATAAAATTGGTTCTACACATGATTGTCCATTCGCCTTCATGCAACGGGACATCCCACAGACTCTGGTGATAACGCACTAAACCATCTTCTGATTTTGGATTCCAGACCTTTTGCTCTCGATTATAAATGCGACTAACAATACGCTGTGCCTCATGCCATGCCTGTTTTGGTAGCCTATGACTTTCTTCGAGGACTTGTTTTTCTTTTGTTGCCGTTAAAAATCGGCTAACGTCTGCGCCTTGAAACCCCATGATGGCCTGATCATCATCGCCCGTAAAATACTTAATTCTGGGCTTTCTCCTCAACACCTCTATCATATCCCACTGTAAAGTAGACAAGTCTTGCGCTTCATCAACAAACAACGCATCTATATCTATAGGTTCGTTACGAGCAATGAACTCCTCTATCATGTCCGTAAAATCAACTTTATTATTTGCTTTCTTATAACTTTCATAAGCATTAATTAGGCGTATAAACTCCGCCCAATCCATTGAAAAAGATGCAAATAACCTAAACGACTCATCTAAATCTAATCGTTTGTTCCGCCCAAGTTGATATATATTAAGATACTGATCGCCCTTCGAGATGCCTATTACATCAAAATCAGACTCTACTTCAGACATTTCCTTACCGTTAAAAGCAACCCCTGTAGCAGTGCCAACCGTCCATAAATCCTTGCCCCTGACTACATCATCTTTCTTATATTGACCAGTTTTAAACGCCATAGAATGTAACGTCTGGAAATAAGGTAATGAATCCTCCGATACAGATAAGTCACGGCACACCCTATCACGGCTCTCTTGCGCTGCTTTACGAGTAAACGATACGCAAGCAATACGCTCTGGCGATATGCCCTCTTCAATACATTGCTTAATTAAAAGAGTGTTAGTGTGAGTTTTTCCGCATCCCGGTGGCCCTAGTATTGTTCGTTCAACTATCAACCGTAGTATCCAAAAAGAAAAATCTTACGTTTTCTTCGTCCACTGTTACCGACCTAATTTTATATTTTTGTCGATCTTCATCCATGCTTTTCCAATGCCTAAAGCTCGAATACGGGATAGATACTTTGTCTTTTGGAAATATAAAGCTGTCCCCATGCGATAAAGTATCCCAGTCATACTTTGTTCGTCCTCCCTTTTTTTTAGGGACGCTTATGTCTTTTTCTATTTTAATTTCTTGGTTAAACATTCCGCTTTTTTCTCCTTTCCTTAGCCTGTCTATTAATCTTTTCTCTTACCATCTCATTCTCTTCTTCTACACCAACCATGATAGAAGCCACTGCTTTGCGCTTAGTAACATCATCAACATCGTCCAATATGACAACTTGTTTTTCAGTGGGTCGCCACGTTTCCCAAAACTGTTTGACCTTATCTTTCCATTCCCACCGAACATCTTTTCCGTCTACCGTTACATAAAACTCCATGTTAATCTCCTTTGTATAGTTTGTATAGACTATTATACTTCATTTATAACAAGAGTTCAAATCTTTATTAATGTTGTTTTACATTGTTAGACTTCATTTCCCCAAACATCCCAACCTTCTTTTTCATGCCTTGCGAATAGTTCTATCCTTGGTAAGTCGCCAGAATGTTGCACAATGATGTCCCTGAATACTTGCGGTTTTTCGCTGTGCTTACGGCTGTTAATTTCATAGACTGCGCTACCTTCTGTCTCGATGACGTTTTTCAAATCTTTTCGCAAGCGTGGTAATTTGCCTTTTACTGCAAACAAAACGTGTTCGGTTGCTCCTCGAAAGTAATACCCCAACCCCATTTCTATATCTTTATTTGAGTATTGTTTGACCCAAGTAAGCGTCTGTTTGTATTTAAAGCCCCAAGCATCACAAACGGCATGAGCTTCTCTCACAAACGAATTGGTATACCAAAGATATAAATGACAATTATCATCGGCTATGTCTTGCACTGAAAGTTCCGCAATGCTTTTAGCGGTCATCGAATCGTAGTGGTGATGCACTGCACCATTGCCCCAGTTTTCTTTATAGCTCCACGGTGGATCTGCATAAATAATGTTATATTTTTTGCCCTCAATCACCTTTGTCTCCTTTGGATACTTTTTACATAAAGGGTTGATTTTTAAAAAAGTGTCTAAAACGGGACTTCCTCATCGAATGTCACCTCAGGTAATTCAACCTCGCCCTTATGTATTTCTGGGATGCACCACACTCTTACCTTGCGCCATTTGTCTCTCGAGTCTTTAAATCGATATTCCTTATCTGCCGTTTTACCACCATTCAACTCTTTCAACCTTTCCGTTATCTGACCTCGAGTGTAAGAATTGAACCCATGACGTTTTAAAAATTCCTGTAAAGCTGACAGTTTAAAGTAAGTAAATCCTTCATCAGTCCAAGGCTTACCTGTCTGTAACTCTTCAGGAGCAGTTGCTCGAATACGGCTCGTACAAAAAACTTCCAGTAACTCATTAAACAATCCTTTATGAGTTAACTCCTCTGGCACTGTTATTCTTGTTGCACTGTCTAATAAATTATCTACCAAATCACGCCAATCGTTTTCCTTCATGCGAACTGGCATACGATAAGTTTGCTCCATACATGCCCTTTGAAACTCTATTTGCATCTGTAACTGCTTAGTCGTTAGTTCGAGCCTCGCTCCATCTACGTCTACAAACCACACTGGAGGTTCCGATTCTACTACCGTAAGCCCTCCCAATATCGGAAAAGCCTGATTGCTACCTATGCCAAACTTTCGATTACGACATAACCCACGATTGCAATGGCTCGATAATGGCTCTTGCTTACACATATAGTAATAGTCTTTCTTTTCCAATCGGCCTTGCATATCCACCACATCCTTCGCAGGTAATGGTGGAGTACAGTAATTCTGGTTATGCGCCTCGAGTTTCTCCTTCCAATCCGATGGTGAACTTAACTTATAGTAAATAGCAATGTTCATTAACGTCTGATTACGA